ATCACCTTTGCAGTATGCAGGCATACATTGTGGTGGAGCAGTGAGAGGAGCATCAACATCAATGTTAGTAGGTGGTTTGAATAGGGCATCACGCAATCTGGATGTCGCATGTATTTTGCCATAACGATGAGTATACTCGTTCATTAGAGCATCATAGTGTTTCCACAACCACCAATAATTTTTCTTTGATGTTCGGACCCAAATGGTGCTAGGATGGTTCTTGTGAGCCAACTTGTATAGACCCATCTTCTCAGCATACTTATCGCCATCGAGGACACGATGCGCTGTAGAGAGCATCTGTGCGCTCTCTAGGATCATCTTGACCACATGCTTGTCACACATCATTTGTGCAGCAACTACAGGGTCACGGTCTAGATAGAAAATATTCATTTTTTAATCCTGATGTTATATTGAGCATCTGTCATTGTTGGTCTTGGACTCCCATGTATATATCTTCCATATTCTTTTTTCTTTTCCATGAATTTTTTAATTTTTAGTTCTTCCTCTGATGTAAACTCTGGTGTATTTACTGAATCTTCTCCAAATATAGCACTTTCATAATTTTGTATAGAATCTTTTATATCACTAGAACTTTTATGCCGTCTTTCACAAGCTGGACATTGATGAAAAATTGTTTTGAATTTGATGGGAAGTTCCCCACCGAAAGTCTTAACATCCCATTCACTAGTCTGTACAAATTTCTGATAACATTGATTATATGTACATTCCTTTTCCATTGTCTCAACATTAAAATAAGTGATATCTTTATTTTTTGGTAATTTTTTTAATGAGTTCATCGGTTGTCGCCTTCACCTTCAATTTTATTACGCTCTTGTCGAGATTTCAATTTATCGACATTCATCTGAGCGATAATCTCTAGGTCATATCCAATATCACTTGCAAGTGCTGACACATACCACAGAACATCACCTAGTTCTTTCGCAATCTCATCAAGTTCATTACCATAGTATTCAAAGGTTCCAAATTTACTCATTCGGATATTCTTCTTCACCTTCTCTGCAACTTCTCCAGCTTCACCAGACAACCCTAGTGTTGGATACACTACCTTGGCATTGTCTGGATAGATAGCAGTTGTCTTTGCAAATTCTTGGTATTCGTCAAATGTTCTTATCATTTCTTTTCCCATCTATAGAAAATGTGATCACCAATCTCTGTCGTTCTCACCTTAGTCTTCGCCCAATCCGGTTTGACATAATCAGCATGGTAATGTGTAGCACCATCAGTTATATCAACGAACTTAATATCATTATGCATGATCAGAGAAGATAAGTCAAGTGCCTTTTTGTAAGCTTCATAATCTTTTGGTTCATCAGATTTACCATCACAATACCAACTGAATTGACAACGATTTCTTATAGGGTATGATTTTGTAGGATTTTTCCAAGACGGTCTTGTAGGGCCCTGCCTTACCACCTCACACACAGAGTTTGGAAATCTCTTGTCATTCACTCTGTTGAGTACAACAGCAGAGACAGCAATCATTCCAGCAGTTCCTTGATCTCTTGCCTCATGATACATATTCATTGCGAGACATTCTGTCGATTGAAAATCGTCGTAAATTGGTTTTTCTAGCAATGGTGCTGGGTTAGATATACCCAGCATCATTATTACACTAGCTAATGTTTCATTCAATGCCAAATTCTTCCATAAACATCTTGGTCAGCGGGCCCTGTAAACGATAGGCCTCTACTTCCCAAGGTTGCCTTTCATATTTGGTGGAACCATAATTACGGTACTTGCCGTCCTTACATTTCCACAATTGTTTATAACCACCCTTGAAACGGTCCTTCATGCGGCCGCTTGCGCCCTGCCACACATGGACCATTTCATGGATGATGGTTTCGATAAAATCTACTTTTGAGACAGCCCGGCTTAAACGATGGTCAATATCAATGAAGAAATCACGGTCATCATCACCTTGATAACAAAATCCGTGAGCTCCATCTTCAAATGTTTTCTTGAAAGTAACGTTGATATCCAATACACGATGACGAGGCATCAACGTATCCATGCACCACCAGACAATCTCGTCTGCCAGTTCACGGTCTTTCTTCAGACCACCTTTGATCTCAATACCAATCATAATGTTTCCTTATTTCTCATCATATATACATAATACCACAAGAAATAAGATATGTCAAGCAAAATCGTAGCGTCTAAGTCATTGATTCATAAAGATTCTCAAAAAAAGTTAGAATCTTTGTTCATGGCCGGGTATAATATCGGAAGAATCTGGTTGCATATATTCCTCAGTCCAACCAAACGCCTCCTTAACTACGGCATCAGTCAATCCCTTATATTTTCTATGAAGTGCCCCATCCTTCGCAGCAATCACGATCTCTGCTTCCTCTTCGGTTAGACCTTCGAGCAACTGGAGAAACATATTCTCTCGCCGCAGGGGAGTCAACTTCGGATTTCCACCCTTGATGAAGTGAAATAGAAGTCGTGATTCATGCGTTAGATTTGTATGCTCAGTGCCGTTTGGCGCATCATTTTTTGTATACGGAACATCTCCTTCGGGGAGCTCCCATTCGATTGAAGGGTCAAATGACGATTTCAAAATCATCCTTAGAGGGGCCGTATCATGATCCCTCAAAATTCTAACCTTTTGTTCTTTAGTCTTTGCTTTGGCAACTTTCGCCAGCACTTCTGAGATAAGCGGTGTCATATTAAAATTCTCCTATACTATTCATCAGCTCTTGGAGCCTGTTCTCTATAAAGTAATTTAGTAGTTTGCTGCGGTCACCTTCTGGAGCGTCTTCGTATGCTTTTAAGCACTCTAGAGTTAACTCCTTTGGTGATTCTCTAAGGTCAATTAATTTTTTGTTCCTTTGAAAATTTCGTCGGACTTCATCGTTTGGTAACAGCTGTTCACACAGTGGACCTGCCCACTCATCGATTTTCTTTCTGCTCAATGGTTTCTGTCGTAACCCATCTACAAATGTATTATCAGGCGACAAGACATTTGGGACACCATCACTGGTATCTCCTTTTAGAATGTGTTCATAAAGATACTCAACTGGATCATCATTATTAATAAATTTTTTGGTGATGGGACTATATTGTTTGACGTTGTTATATGTTTGTAACTGAACAAAATCTTTGTCACCAGACAAAATTAATGTATTACCATTATCAAATTCTAGTTCCAGACAAAGTGCAGCAATGATATCATCAGCCTCTGCACCATATACCTCAAGAACTTTATATGGAAAATTGTTTGTGATCTCTTCTTTGATCATATTAAGACATTCAAAAATATCATCCCAATCGTGACCAGAATTGTTTCTAGTTTTCTTTCTACTAGCTTTGTATTCTGGATAGTAGTCTCTTCTCCAATAGTGTTTAGAATCATAACAGATTACCAACTCACCATATTCTCTAAAGTAACTTTGTCGATACATACGAAGTGAGTTAAGGATCATATGACGAACCATACCCACATCCACACTATCTCTTTTGGTTATATTCAAGTGCATCATCACACTAGCCAGACTAATCTGGTTCATATCAACTAGAATCATTATTATCTCTCAATCTTTTCTCAACGTTATTTACTAAATTAGGAAATTTCTCAAGAACAACACTTTTCCTAACAGTGTTGAAACTTACGGTAATTCGTTTGTTGGATTGATTTTCAGTAGTATGATGATCAACCCAACTAGGAAATATTACCAACGAACCATTAGAAGGATACATATTTACAACTTTTCCTTCGGGAAATGTAAAGATAAGAGGAGCACTTCCATCCTCTACATGAGGATAATACGCACCACTTACCACACTTCCTTCTCTATCGTCCCAAGATTCAACATGCCGATGCCTACCAACCTTGTGACCTTCACCTAAAATATTGAACCAACTAGATGATATGACAGATGCCTCTAACTTCTCATTGGGCCGGATATATTCATTGATGCATTCTTGAATTTTTATCATCAAAGGTTTGAGTTCTTCTTTGAACAAAAATTCTTTATCAATCTCATAACTACTCACTCCAGAAACCAAATGATATTTTACAGCTATTGACTTGTTAATAACCTCAAGACAGCTATCATTATACTTGCTTAAATTGAAATTGTCAATACACATTATAATTTAAAATGAGCGTTGAAACTCATACTCCTACGTTCGCCTTCACTATAGAAAGGATAAACAAAATGTTTGAGATAGGATGGAAACATTAGCATTGTTCCCACCTCTGGTTTAAACTTGATGGTATCGCTTCTCATATCAGAGTTTTCACCATACATAAATTCTATCAATCCATTAGATGGATAGTGATCTGTAAATTCCACATCCAATTCTTCTTGCATCTTCAGTGGTATCTTTAAATAGATCACAGCAGAGAAATCTCCAGTGTGGTGATGATAGGGATTATACTCACCAGCATACTGACTGACAATCCAACTATGTGTTAGATGTATATTGTCCAGTGTTGGCTTCCCTTCTCTGCCTGCAAGTTTATACCATCCGTATGCTCGATTTTTGGAAATGATATATTTGAGATAATCTAAGCATCCTTGTCTCATAACACTAAACAACAAATCACGATCATCAGCATCGTCTACTGGAATTTGAACTTCCTTGCTCACCTTACCAACCAACTTATGTGACCAATCCCACTTTGCGCTCTTCTGTTCACTAGACAGAACATCGTCACCAGCAGCATTGATAATGTCAATAAACCTTTTCGGAACAGTGGTTTCCATTATGGTAGGACTGAAAACTTCTAAAAATTTAGGCTGGTTTTTTAGGGTCTTCTTCTTCATCATCAAATGCCTCCAATAGATCACTTATTCTGTTAGGATCAATATGAAAATCATATCCTGCTGTTTCACCCTCAACAGTTACCGCCTTTGTCTTTGTGAATATTTCCA